ACTTCTTACAGTCTCCTGCATGTGCAAACCAATGATTTTGCCAGTAATATGTATGACCATTCAAAGTAAGAGCTTTGATATGACCATTACGACAAGTTCCAACCTTGTCATGGTTGTCAGTTACATTACTACTTGGAGTACAACTAGAAAGGAGCCAAAGCAAGGCTAAGGCTCCATAATACAATTTCATTTTCATCTAAATCCAATTTTAGGTCTATCACTTTCAATTTGTTCACCACCATTGTCTGTGCCTAAGTTATAAACATCACACAATGCCATGTCTTCAGTTACAGGTTCTGTTTTACCAAGTTTGACAGCTAAGGCAGTAGCTTTATCTTTGGTAAGTTTGCCAAATTCATATTTAACTTTCAATCTTCCTTTACGTAATAATGCTTTATCAATACTACTAATATCAGCATTAAAGGTACATATGAACTTAAGGTTTAAAGAGTCTCCGAGTATACCATCTGACAGGTTTAGTAAAGAGGATATTCTGTGATTTCCTTTAGTGTCCCTACTTACTAATAAGTCCTCGCAGTCTTCTACTACAAACACTGAATCTCTCTTATTAGTAAGAAGTTCAATAAATGAAGCATCCCCAATGTATTGAAACGTAGAAGCGTCTAAGAACACAAACTTCTTACCTGGATTGTCGGCTATTAGCTTTCTAATATAACTAGTCTTACCGCAACCAGGAACTCCGTGTAGTATGGCAATTCCACTCTCCTTGGAATTTATCATATCGGTTATTTGTTGATGTGGTAAGTCATCATTATAATTAGATTGTATATCACAATCTTGTTCTTTTACTTTCATTAGTGTGGTTCTGAATCCTTGATTACTGTAGGTTACATATTCCATAGCAGCCTTAGTTTCTTGATATACTAAGCAATCTACTATTTCTTTTGGAATGTCCTCAGTGTTCAGCATTAGAATCTCTAGCCCCTCAAGGTCTATGATATACTCATCAGTGAATAAGAAGTAATCATCATTCCACCTTATACGAACTGCATCCGGAAATAGTTTTAAGATGTTATATTGAGTCGCCCAATAATCTATAGATTTACTTCCGGAAATAGATTTAACCTTTCCTTTAGATTCTGCATCGAACCATTCTCGTCCTTCTGGCAGTTCCACTGCATAATAATCTGTTCTAAAAGTTGCTCTATGCGGAGCTCTTCCATGTATCTTCATAAATACAGCGGATATTACAGAACTTAACCCATAAGTTGGAGCTATGATTACATCATAACACTCTTTGATAGCTGTGTGAACTCTTCTTTCTAAATCATTCATATAATTCCCTAGATATATAAATTGGAGCTTTCATACGTTTAAACTCTGATGTCACATGTCTACTCAATACTTTAACAACCACATCTTCTCCATATTTTTCCATCAATGGCTGTACCCAACGCCCAGTCGAATCAAATATATTATTTGCATTTGTTTGAAGTATATCATCAACTTCAGCATAACTCTTAGCACCTATTTGCTCCAAGTCACTATTACTAATACCAAGACCATCAGTGGGAACTAGCTTGCAAGAATTATATATAGCACATGACATTGCTTTATAATTATCGCAAGTTTCTTTATAATCATTACGAAGAGCTTCTAGAGCTTTACTTTTATAATGGTCTTGCAAATAGTTTGCCAGTCCGTAAACTTCAGTCTTCCACAGGTCTTGAATAGGGTCAAAGTCACCTACATCACCATGAATAGTCCAGAATCCAAGCTGATATTCAGTTTGATTATCTGTACTCATTACTAATCCTTTATAACGACTAGCTATATCATATAAATACATCATTCTGCACCTAGCTTGAAGATTACCATTAGCAATAGGAGTTCTACTAGGCATTTCTTCTAGCTCATCGAGATAGTAAGAATTAGCCATATTGACATCACCTGCATCAGCACAGGCATCAAACAAAGCTGCACGATAGGAACGTTCAAGTCTGTAAACACTAAATTCATTACAGAAAGCTTCTCCTACATGCACAGAGGTAGCAAACTCATCACTTTTATTCTTAATAGGAAGACTTCTACCTATAAGAGGAATGCCAGTCTTCTTACTAACCTCATGGCAGATAGCAGCGACAACAGTGGAGTCTATTCCCCCACTGATGCCTAATACCATTACCTTAAGGTTGTTAGAAGTAACGTATTCAGCTGTTTTATCAACTAATACATTAAATACATGTTCATAATTTAGTTCGCTTATAATCCTAATTCAGATAAACAAGATTTTACTTCTCTCATTTCACCAGTATGTTTGCCTTTATCATCCGACAGCTTAACACAACCGTAAACAGGTTGATTAACATTCATTTGACAGCTAATAAGCTTCATCACTATGTTAGCTGGCTTAAATCCAGTATCATTAGTAAGATTAGTGCCTATTCCAAACGAACACCTGATTCTACTTCCACAATACTCCATAATGTCCTGGCATTTGTCAAAGTCCAAAGCATTACTGAATACTATAGTCTTAGTAGTAGGGTCTACTCCAAGTTCTTTATAACGAGAAATCATACTGTTTATGAACTTAAACTCATCGCCAGAGTCACATCTTACTCCGTCAAACAATTTAGCTTGCTTGCGAGACAGGTTCTTCATGAACACTTCAGAAGTATATGTGTCAGACAATGCTATTCCCAAATCACCGTCATACACATTTACCCAATTCTCAAGAGCCATGTAATTAGCCTGTTTATAGCCATACATAGCACCGTGGAACATGAACCACTCATGCGGATGAGTTCCCATCATAGGCATTTCATATTTCATAGCTAGATAGCAGTTAGAAGTGCCAGTACAATAGATAGAACCTTCCTTAATTGCAGATACTACCTCATCCTGTACATTATAACTAAACCGTCTTCTGGTACCAAATTCAGAGAATTTTATTCCCGCAACATTCGACAACCTTAACTTAGGTTCAAGCTTCTTAATGACTTCTGACATGTCACAGTTGTTACCTAATACACGATTACGTAGTTCAGATATAATGGCTAGAACAGGAACTTCATATAGTGTTACTTTGTACAGATAATCAGTAACAGTAATATGAAGATGTTTCTTGTCATCAAGCCATACTTGCACTTTGCCAGAGTTAAACCTGAAAGAATATAACCATTCCCAGTAGACTTGTGGAACAAATCTACAGTTAGAAGTCATATAATCAAGTTCACTATTGGTAAGACGCAACATTCCAAGATTACTTAACTCCAAGTACACCTTCTGAACAAAGTCTTTCGGATACTCTGTCAAGTCACGGTCAAAGAACTCAAATGTTCCTCTAGCTTGAGGAAATAGTTTCATGTAAGCATACGAAGTTGTAAATTTATACAAATCCGTATCAAGAATGGATTTTACTATCATTTCTCTTTAAATTTATCAATTAATCTCTCCATTGCTAAGTCAATGAGCTGCAATGATTCTATCATTCTGTCTGTCCTCTCTTGCTTAGTAAGATTCCTGTATTCATTGAATTTAACAACAGCATCACCGAGAGTTGCAATTATAATTACCGTATTTACATAAGGCAACAACCCTAGAATTGTGAGTAAAGTAACCACTCTACTTGTCATATAGGGTCTAATGTCCTTCTTTAGATACATTCTAAATATCATGAATGCGAAGAACAAAACCGATACTGAATAAATTAATCCCATTTTAAACCACAGTTTTTAATTAAATTAGCAAGTTTATCTCCACCATCTATGGATGCAATATACTTAGTGTCTACTACAATGTTATCTTTATAGCCCATAGCTATCAAGTCACATATAGTTTCATGCACACAATAATCACCAGCTATACCAACTACTCTAATCTCGTTGTCTGGGTCAGACTCAAAATCAAGTAGAATATTAGATATTGCGTCAAAACTGGTCATATTATTAAGTACACTATACTCTTCCTTATCAGGATTATCCCCCTTAACGAAGATGTCCATGCCATACTCATTATCATGCTTATTAAGTACATTCCATAATGGGGCATACACACAACAACCAGCAGTACCTACGACACAATGAGTAGGCCATTGACCTCCGTTCTCTTTAAATGAACAGTGGTTGGAAGGATGATAGTCCTTAGTAACCATTACATAGTCACAGTCAATATCACCGTCTAGTAATGCGTCGGTAAGGGCATCCATCTTCTCCTTAGCTCCTTCCACAGCTAAAGACCCACTGATGAAATCCACCTGTGGGTCTACAATTAATAAAATCTTATCCATACTTTACTTAGAACATGCTGCTATTGCGGCAACTATTAGCAGTATTAGAAGTAACACTAATACAATACCTATAGCGAAGACTACTGGCAGCCATAATGGAGCAAGTACCCACCACCATGACCATGTTGCAACAGCAGTTGTTCCTGTTAATTTAAGAATTACAAATACTATGGCTATAGCAGTTAATAGGCTAGAGCCGCCAGATGTATAAACTACTTTTTCAGTTGGCATCCTTTTAAACATTCAAATATAGAGGTTTGTGAGAAACTACATAATCTTCATTTACTAACGACACGTTAGAGAACTTCATGCCATTAAATTCCTGTATTCCATGACACCCACTATGAATGTGTCCGCAGAAGCAATATTTAGGTTGTTTACGCATGATTTCATCAGCTAACCATGTATTACCTGCATCTTCTCCTGCCCACGCTCCTTCATGTATCTCACCTAGCCCAAGTAGTCTAGGAGCATCGTGAGATATAAGAATATCACAATCACTAGGCATATGAGCATACTTAGCTTCCAGGCGTTCAGGCTCTCTCATGAACGCCCAATTACCAAATTGCTTACAGTAGGGAGTTCCGAAGATTTTAAACTTCTTGAATACTCCTGGCTCGATTTCATGCTCGTATTCCCAAGACTTATTATGTAAATACACCAATTTGCCGTCAGTAGGCTTATGAAACATGTTGTACATATCTGGTTCCAAACCTCCATTTCTTTCAAACCAGAAGTCATGATTACCAGCTATGAATACTACATGTTTACATGGTAACCCATTAGCCCATGGAATAAACGTATTTTGAAGCCATAGCCTAGATTTAGGCATGTTTAGCTGTATATTTAACGGCATGATATCTCCACAGATGAGAAATATATCACATTCTTCAACTGCGGGAAGTACTCCATGTAAATCAGACGTAGCTCCTATTCGCATTTCTCGGCTGTATATTTAATCCGTATTTCAGTCATCTCACCATTAGCAATATCTGGAAGTGATTCAACAAAACCTACACCATAGGTAGCTCTTAAATCGAACTCTCCTATCCAAGTAGAGTCATCTGTCTCTTCATCAGAAGTATTCCATTCATCATCATATTTAACTGGAGCCACCGACCCTTCGTAAAGCCACTTATTGCCGTTGTTGTCTATACAATACCAATAACGCATAGTTACTTAATTCCAAATTCAAACTGAAGATTCATCTCAATCCGTTCACCTTTATTTAACTCAGGGAACTTAACGGTTCCTAGAAGTTTATCGAAGTCAAAATTGAAGTCTTCTTCCGACCAAAACAGACCTTCTTTTCTTGGGTCTACCCACTCACCATCATCGTCCATAATTGGTGGTTCTTCTCCAACAAACAGAAATACTTCCTCGTTAGCAGCTCCTTCTAAGTCTCTACAACACCAAAATCGTTTCATTCTTTATACCAAGTTGTGTTTAACTGTTCATCAATCTCAAATTGTAGTGGGCCTTTATCAAACGTAGTAGCTGGAATAACACAGTCTTTAAATACATCATCTGTGGCAGAAGTCCACTGATAGTCGTTATTCACTCCATACCAACCGCTGCCAGCCCTCTCCGGCATGTCGCCGTCAGTTACATGAAGGTCTCCACTTCTATTGGCAACGACCCACCACTTACCTACAGGATTAGTTATTTCCTTTCTCATCTCTAGTAAATTCAGATACGTCTTTTAAATAATCTAACAACTCCTCTTCAGTTTCAGCCAGTTCTAAAATACCAGGCCACCCTAAGACTACACTGGGCACATATACACGATACCAATCCCCGTCTATTCCTATCCAAGTGGTCAGGTCAGATGTGCACATGTAAGGCTCACCTTTAGCGTCCAGCTGTCTTCTTATCCCAGGATTTGGACAAGAAGGCCCCATATCTAATTCTAGAGTATGCCCGTGAACTGTAACTACTTTAGACATATTTCAAATTTTATAGGTTCATCTTCATACGTCATATCTTCCGGAATTGGAAAGCTAAATAGATTTGCAGGATGTAAATCATTAACAGCTCCCATACATTCTAAGCAGTCATACGTAGGGTCCACATTCCAGCTTTCACCGTCAAAGATAGGCGGACTGTCGTAATACCAACCCTGCCCATCTTTATCTATTGCATAGTAATAAGTCTTAATCATTACTAAGAGTCACAGTTCCCTCAAACTTGTACAATTTGTCGGAATCAGTGTAACTTACTAGGGTTGGAACATCTACAGGCTTTCCTGAATGCTTAAGAAGCCAAATATAACCATTGTGCATTAGGATGCCAATATTTCCAAGCTCGTCTATTACTAGGTCTCCTGCTTTTGGCATTTCGTCATTTCTATTCACTTCAACTTTCATTCCTTCAAGTCTCCCATTACGTTACGGTTAAGCCTGTCATCAATTCTCTCCTTACAAGCGTCAAGGTAAGCTTCTAGAGCAGCAACTTGTTTAGCATTTTGCTCACAAGGGAACTTCTCATTCAACTTCTTTACTCTGTCAAGCAGGATAAGGGCAAGTTGTTCTGATTGCCACCCTGGAGTTACTGTACCGTCTTCGTGCTTGTGAACAAACTGAATTGTGTCAGTAACATCCACATACTTGGTTTTGCCATTAACAAAACCAGCACACATTTGGGCACGGTAACGATGAGCTCCATTGAATCCATCATCGGGAATTACTTCAATAGTTTCCTTATTACTAGGATACACCTTTAAGTCCTTAACTGGAACATACTTCTTTCTGCTACTAATAATTTTAGCCATAATGCTTATTCTTTATAAATGTCCAACAATTCACTAAATTCGTTAATAGTCTCACACAAATGCTCTATGCAATTTATGAGAGCTCCTTTCTCCAGTCCCTCTAGCCATTTAAGCCTAGTCTCTGGAGTGCAATCTTCGAGACAAGTAGGAGTAGGCTTCTCCTCTCCTTCTAACTTATCGAAGATGAATATCCCACTAAGATTCCTGCGCTTCATTTACTTGCTTATTAATTATACATTTAACTTGAGCATAAGATACAGGAGTGTAATTATTATTATCAACTCCTACATCATACTGGGTTGGAAGTAAATAAGGCAGTCTAGCTGCATCAGCTCCAGCACTATTTGGGCCTGAATGTACATGTCCAAATAACTGCCATACAGCATCCTCTGGTTTACGATATATTCCACCATAACACAGAAATGGATAGTGATTTAAGTATATACTACGATTCTCTATCGAAATCTGCATCTGAGGAATCACTACCTCAAACTTACCCATGTAACCTTGTCTTATATTCTTCCTGTCATGGTTTCCCAGTATGAGGTAAATCTTGCCTTTCAGACGAGACAAAACATTACTCCATACTGCACTACCACCTAGAGCAAAATCTCCCAAATGGAAGACTGTATCATCGTCAGAGACCACACTATTCCAGTTCTCAACTAACATATCATTCATATGGTTTACATCCTTAAATGGACGATTGCACAGATTGATAATGTTAGCATGACCAAAATGTGTATCTGACGTAAAGAACGTATGCTCTGGGTCAAATTTAAACTTATCTGTCATATTAAAATCCTCTTAATTTACATTCATTGTCAATCCTAGTCCAAGGCAGACCTCTACTGAAACTAGCAGCTGCCGCAGGAGAATATCTATCATACAATACTTGATGAATACCTAATCGTTTAATTCTCTTCCCTAATTTTGTACCCAATTTGTTCTCTTCGGCAACCATACCTAAATATATTATAGTAAAGACTATAGCAAATTTGTTTGAATATTCGCCATAGTCTTTCGACAGAGTTTCTATATGGTCTAGAACTGACCGGTCTAATGATTTGGAAGTTTTGTCGTAAACACTAATAAAATCAGCATATACTTTGTCAACTCCATATCTTTTGCCGAAACCTCGTACTACGGTAAAATATGCGACATCTTTAGGAGCATGTCTGTTACATGTTCCAGTGATATAAATGCACCAATCATCAAATCGACCTCTATCTATCTCTATTACTGTTCCGTCGCTAAAGTTTTTAACGACCACAACAATGTTTATATTTCTTGCCACTGCCGCATGGGCAAGGGGCATTACGACTTATTTTAGGATAAGGTCTAACATATGGTTCTCTTCTTAGGAAGTTAGCAAGATGTTTCCTTAGCAATGCTTCTTCCTCTTTCGACAATTCCTTGTCCATGTCTAGTGCGTCTTTGGCGTCCTGCATTCTGAATGTGATTAGATACTTTAAGAATAATACAAATCTGATAACTAAGTGCATCTTGTAGTCTAGGAGTTTTGCCTCTTCCTTATGAAGTTCTCGCTTATATCTCCTAGTATCTGTTCGATACTTGTAGATTCCCTTCTGCATCAATATCTATATAGTCATCCAACAGTAATCTATCTCGTAATTCAATTGCAAGTTCTCTTGCCTGCGGATGAGCATCATTTGCACATCTCAATTTCAAGAACTCTATCCATTGTTCAACAGTGCCAGTCATTATTAATTCTGTCTTTAATGCTAAAGGTAGTACATTTCTAGCTTGTTGAGCAGGCTCGCCCTCTGTCAACAATCCGAAATATGTACTTTCTGCTTCACACATAGCTTGTATCCATGCAGCTTCAGTTCGAGACAATCCTTCAGATATAGTTAAATCATAAGTATGACATAGTTCTATATTATATGAATTACCCTCGAACATATTCTTATACCAGCACGGTATTATACAATTTAATTCCTTACCAAACTTAGCCTTAGAGTAATTGCAATACCTAGTACTTTCTTGAGCGAAGCTAAATAGTCTGTGTCTACAGAACTCTCTAGCAACTCCCATATCACATATAAATCTTACAGTGACACGTTTAACGTGATATTCTGTAGGTTCACACAAGTATTGCAAGTCCTCAAGCCAACCATTTTGGAGTAATACTCTATAGTTAGTAGTTATAGCTACAAAGCCATCAGGTATACCCGGGACTGGTTGTGCTTGTACAGCTTCCGAGTACTGATTCTCATTATACTTACTCCAAAGTCTGTAAGCAATGGGATTAGAATCATCATTAGCCTTAAAGTCATATCTGAGATACACAGTACCATGCTCTAGCATAGCAGTATGTCCTCTAGCTATAATGACATTATTAATAAACTTCTTAGCACTGTCTTCTGTTATCTTGTCTTCAGACTTATAACAAGTCCTTGCACACAGTTCCATGTGTTTGAATAGACCTTCAACACCTGGTTCCTGGTTAATAAGTTCTACTTTCGGTTTGATTAGGCGCATTAAGCTTTAATTCTACTTCTTTAGATTTGCAATGAACATAATCTCTTAGTAGATGATAAGTTTTGGTATTTATCTCCATCTTCCAATCGTTAACAAACCTTACAAATTCATCATTGAAGTAAGCAACTGCGTCTAAATTAATTGCAAACCCGTCATCAGCTTCAACGAAATAAGCCATTAATAGAATTTTACTTCTTTAGAACTATATTCATCTTGTTCGGAGACAAAGTCATTATCATTGACTATCTCCTCCTGACAAGTATCTTTCTCTCTATCCCATATACATACCAGGTCGAGCATACTGTCAAGATGTTTTAAACTGTGGGGTGCTCTGTGATTTTGGTCAAAGTTACTGTACACTCTCTTAAATACCTTCATTATGTCCCATTCCCGATAAAGTTCATTATCAGTATTCATGAGCATATTAAAAGTATATGATGTACCTTGCATATAGCCACCCCGGCTCAAGAATACAATGTCTTTATTCTTAGAAGCATTAGGCGGTAAGCAATCAGTGATTACTAGATACAGTTGTTGATTTCTCATCTGAACAACCATTGTATTCTCTAAATCATTCAGAGTCATCGTCCCAGTTCATATAAGGGTTAGACGCGAGGTTATAGTTATAATACTTAGTATCTTCTGTAACCTCTTCTCCTACAAAATCAGGCAGAGGAGGGTTGAGAGTTGCCTGTGATAACTCACACTCGGCAATTACTAACCCTTCATTCTCTCCTAAGAACTCATCAATTTCCCATTTGTTACCCATGTGATATACTATGTAGCGTACCTTACGGATAATATTAGGACAGAACTTTAGAAGCTCCTGTGCTTCATACAATGGGATTTCCTGTTGCCATTCAAAACGACTAAGGGTTCCCTTAGCTTTAATAAATAGCCAACCATGATTGTCCCTAATAGCTATCCTAGTTTCAGAGAGAGGATTGTCTCCAAGATAACCCTGGACTATCAATCCTGCTCTTTGAGCCTGCATCTTATAGCTATTGTTTTTCACTAAATACTTTCTTTCAACTTCAATCATATTAATGTACCCAATGGTCTTCAATTGATATATCAGCACCTAAATGAGCACGTACACAAAATGGTTCGCCTCCACTTTCCATACATTTAACTAGTATATTGCCCACTTCTTCAGCAATATCATCCGGCGCTTCAACATTATGTTCATCATGTACGGGAACACAATATTTAACTATAAATAGCAGATTGTTCTTCCTTAGCCAATTGAAGAACTTAATTGCAGACAACTTGAAACACATAGAACCAGCATGTTGTCATTCTGTTATCTTAGAGGCTCTTTATCCTCTAATTCTGTACCTGTTCGGTGCAGTTCGGACTATATCTTAATATGTTTTTACAAAACGTGTATAACTCCTCAAGAGACGCAGAGTTCTTCATAGCGTTAGCTTTCATACTGATGATTTGAATATTTCCCTTAACGTATCCTTTAGAATTGTCAATTCTATCAATAGATGGAGAGTAATCATAGCATTCTTTAGTTCCAAAATGGAATGGAACTTCCAACAGCGGACATTTCTCTGGAATTACTATATCAGACAGTTCCAAGTTAAATTCTAACCCCTTTCTGGCAGCACGATTTTTGGCACTGGTTAACATAGCTTGTTCTATGTTACGTTCTCTGGACGCCTTCTTCTGCTGCTGAATTTCTTCTCTATATTCTGGACATAGTTTAATTCTAAGCTTCCTGAAATAGTTCTTATCTTGTCCACCATTAATTAATGTATGCTCTTTATAGCAATCACTACACATCCAATATCTACCAGTTTTACTTTTAGCATAAGTATCAAACTTATCTACTGGTAACTCTTGTTTACATACAGGACAGATTAGTGTACCTTCAGTAACTATAGGTGTTACTTTAACTCCGTCTCTTAGTCTTCTTAACTCCTTCCTACAAGTCTTACATGTATTATCATGTCCATCTTTCATAGACGGGACTTTATAGAAGTTGTCTATAGATTGTTCTTTATTACAACGTTTGCAAATTTTAGTACTACACATAATACAATTTTTAATTATTAATTACCCTGCAAAGATAATTAATATTATGTGTAATACATAACATATTCTCCCTGTTCGTGGAACTTTACCTTCCTTACCATCTAAAGTAAGGAATCCGTGTTCTAGTCTCTACACACTTCTAAACATTACTGTTTAGGTTGGCTCGGTATTCCCATACAGTTAATCATCACGACTTGTGCTCCAGGGTTCACCGAATTAAGGGAGTTTTACTCCGACACAACTTGTGAGTTCATCGGATAGTTAATAGATTGCTTCATGGAATCAGATAACCTTCTTCTCAAATGCTGTGAGCTTGTCTTATAATAATTGTCCCCATTACGCCCTAGCATATACTTAGCTTCAGGAGACCCAAGTTCACTGTCGATTTTACACAGATTGTCCCAGTCATATATAAATGCCTTATGCTTAGTAATAGGATTAAGAAGGATATATCCCTTATCAAGGACATCTTCTCTCCTAAACTCCTGATATCTCTTTAGTCCAGAGAAACCAGACATATAGTTATTATATACTTCTTGAGCTCTTGCCTTAGTAAGACCATAATTCTTCATTAAAGTGTTCCAATCTCCACCATAATTAAAACAAAATTCATACCCTTTAGCAGCATCTCTAAGAGGTTTATATTTAGCTTTAACTTCAGATAGTGGAGTGTCATCGGGGATGTCTGTAAATACTATTCTGGCAGTTAGACTGTGTAAGTCACCACTACCATAGATAAGCTCTTCCAACATCGCCTTATCATTGGCAATAGATGCCATTAAGAAAGACTCCTGTCCTTTATAATCACAACTAATCCATTTATACCCAGTATCAGAAATGAAACACGACCTAGTAAATGGGTCATGTGGCAAATTCATTAAAGACGGGTTAGTAGCAGACAGTCGCCCAGTATCAGCTCCTAATTGAAAATAGTCTGGATGAATCCTACCACTTACTGGATTAATTTTATCTATGAACTTCTGTCCAAAGGTATCAACTAGAATTTTAGCCTTCTTATATTCTACATAAAGAGGAACTATACTACACTTATGTGCTTGTGGCTTTATCAACTTAATATCAGCAGATTTCTTCTTCTGCTTAGTTTTAGCATCAATGGTAGTACAATTAAGTCCCAACATTTCAAATAGTGGAACTACTTGTTGACTACTAGACCAGTTAATGTTACACTTAGCTGAAGCATCAAATCCACTGAACAAATCGCCTTGTAGATTCTTGGTAACATATGGGAAAGGTTTGTCATATTCATAATGAATTAGCCCAGTTTGTGGATTACAAACCCTCTTTATTTGTCCCATATGAGGGCCTACTTTGTCAAATAGTTGATTCTCATGCATAATGTCCACTTCCTCTGTGCAGGCTTTAATATAGCCTTCAGAAGATTTATGTTCATTATAATAATTTTCAACCCACTCGTTAAGCTTAGCTTCTGCTTTATTAACTTCCTCCTTATCTCGAATCATTTTCTGCTTCCATTTTACTGGGTCAAGTTTAGCTCCACAATATTCCATATAGGCAATTACTGGAGTAAACTTCATTTCAAATTCAGCAGCTTTAGTTAACTCCTTCTTCTCTAGTTCTGCATCTTGCTTCTCCTTAATCTTAGTAAGATACATAACATCACCAGCAGCATATTGTACCACTGGTATGGTTAATCCTTGAGTGATAATCTGCCCTCGAACAGTTTTATCAATATCTATACCAAGATAGTTATCAGCTGCTGCTTTTAAAGAAAGACTATGAAACTGGGGAGGATAGCCAAGATAGAGTAACTTCTCAGCAATCATTCCATCCCATACATTATAAGGAACTATTTTATGGTGATATAGAAACCTTAAATCAAATGCAATATTCCAACCTAAGAAAGTCTTAGTAGGGTCTTCAAGGACACATTTAAGCTTCTCAATTGGAATAGTTACATTGTCAACAACTATTTGGTCTTCCCCTAAACCATACTGAGTACACAGTAATGGTTTTGTATAGGGGTCTAAACCAGCAGTTTCTGAATCATATTCTACCCAACTATGTGGCATAATCATGTCTATAGCATCAGATAGAGATAATTCCTTATAAGCGTCAGTTTCAAATAGTGACCTTTGATTACTGACTAGATATATCATGAAACCTCAATATCAACAGTACTAATATCAACATCTCCTAAGCTACTAAGTGCGGCTTGTATTCTGCTCTTAATAGCTTCTATGGCTTCATCTATATCCAAATGTCCGTAATATTCATACCATGCTAATCCCTTAGCATTTATGTCAACTTTGAAGACTTTCTCTTCTACATTATAAGGAGCAAATGGGTCACGTTCTGCTCCAGCTGGTAAATTACTCATTAATTAATAGCTGTTAGAATTAATAATAAGTAATCTGTCCACAGACCTCGTCACCGAGTCTTAATCAGCTGTATCGAAATACAGCAACGTTGGGTTATCTTTCTGTATATCTATAGAATCCAGATTCCTAATAGCTAGCTGTTGGGCAAACTGATTAGTATCGAACCCTATCGTTATAAGATGATAACCATGTGCAGTTGGAATTACATGTTTAACTTTGATGTCTTGTGCACCTCTACAACTATTAACAATTTCTATGATTGTGTTAAGATAGTTCTCGTCCTTACTATCAACATCCACAACCCATAGTGGCTTGTAGCCTCTAGCTCTAGTATGCCCACAAGATGAATCCCAAATGCGATATCCTTGATAGCAGTTGCCTTCTTGGATTAGTTTGGCATACTTTTGTATAGCAGTACATGCCACTTCTTCAGCATTACGTCTATTCAAGGTAATGTATGCTCTTGCATGATTACTCTGGCACAATTCAGTAATTTTAGCTCTTTTGCGCTCTAGCTGTTCCCTACTGAATATATAGTAAGTTTTAACAGTCCTATATCCGTTATTACCAGTATCAGTAACACAGCCGTCTTTCTTGCGTTGTATAATTTGCAAGAAATAGAACTCATCTGAATTATTAAATTCCAGAATGTCTAGTATTTGGTCAAAATTATCTATTACCATTCTTCTCGTCTTTAATTTCGTAATACCTGTCTATGGTAATGAAGAACAGAGCTAAACAGAAACATTCTGTCATTAAAACAGGACATGTAAACAGAGCTACAAGCCCAACTATCATTCCTATTAACATCCAAGGTGCTGCCATAGCAAGCAAATTGCGTATAGTAGAATCATCGAAATTACTTCTTAGCCATTTGTTCATATCGCTTATCCCTTTCTTCAATTACTGATAATGGTGATACTCCAGGTTCTAAGGTTTCAATAAGTACAAATCCATTCTCTGGTGTAATCATTGATTCCTTCTCACTTACACTGCCCTTATACTTCTCACCATAATCCCCCTCTACCTTCTTAGTAGCGGGATTGATATCTCCCCAATCTGAATGTCCTCCAATTGGTTCAACATAGTATTTCCTACCAGTCACTAATGATTGATATATAAATCTACCAGTGTCATCAGTGTTCTTTAGAAATCGTTTCTCTAAATCAGTCATTTGGAACTACATCTAAATCTGTCAAATAAAATGCATTGTCGTTTAAATCTCTTTGTACGAAGTATCCGTTAACTTCGACAGTTTCTCCTTTAAGAGTATGTATAGTTACTTCTCTGTCTCGGTCATACTTTTGGAGAATTTCAATCAGTTGTCCTACAAGTATTGCCATTAGAACTTACCCTCATTCGGTTGTAGACAAATCAAGCCTTCATTTCTCCACATCTCCACACACTTACAATTGTCTTCAAGTACGAAAGGTATATAGAACTTGCCTTTGATATTGTCCTCATACAGTTTCTTCTTACATATAGGACCAGCAGTAAAGCTCTTAGCAGGACGCATGAGAAGTATGTCAGGATGCAACCAATTGTTCTCTAACCACTGTTCCGTAGCTTTACGAACTTCAGGAGTATCCTCTCTACCAGTTAGGATTATTACCTTAGCAGGATAATTATCACAGAAGTTTCTAATAAGCTCAATGACAGGAGTAATAGGCTCATCAGTAAGCATACCTTCAGCTGCACCTTCTCCGTAGAAGGGACGGCCACTAGTATTCAAACATACAGTTGCATCCATATCTACAATGATTGCTGCTGGTAGGTTAGTATCTTGAACTAATGACTTAGCTTTGGCTGCCATAATTTCCTCATGGATTATGAAGTCCTTATAACGCTTCCAAGTTTGCCTAATAACCTTCTCACCTATAGGATGTTCTCTTTTAGCATCGCGGCGAATACATTCGTCAACAGGGGTCCAGAAATCCTTGTACTCTATATCAACATGTATTCCCTTGTCCTTCTCTATATTGGCACATAGAGTTCTAATCCATTCATCCTCTTTGGGATTCAGATTCATATTATCAACTACTACATCGTAACCTTTAATCAAAGCAAACGTTATCATATTAGCTTTAGCTTCAGTAACTAGCTTCTCCCTATTAGGAACCCAGTAATCACCTAACATGTTACGAATATCATCATTGTTAAATCTTACTCTGTGCTCTGGGTCTTCGTGACACCATTGTTTAGCCCAAGTAGATTTACCCGACCCCTGTCACTGGAGCCCTCTGCATATAATTAGCTTTCGCTGGCAGAGGGCTCCTTTATCATTAGTTTGTTCCATTTACGTTTCAAATAAAATAAGTTATTGTTAGTTATTACATCTTGTAACAACTGTAATATCTCTCTTCTACATATTCTAATAGTTATAGTTGTAGAATCCTTCCTATTAGATATATGTTCTGGAATATCAAGTGTTTCCATAAGTTCTTGGTAAAACTGAGTCCATGACTCATGAGCTGTAATAGTTATACAGAACGCATTTGGAGACCCATTAGATTGGATGCTGCCATCACCGTCTATTATCCCTATTAATAAAGATAATAGTAAATTCTTATCATAGTTTTTAAACATAGAGAAATCTATTGGATTATAGGTCTTCCTTGACTTAAACCCATATTTCTCCATAAACTTAGGGTTCTCTATACTATTAGAAAACGATATACGATATGATTTAGTGTCCTCTCTATACATAATCTTGTTGTTATAAGCTATATACTCGCAGAATGCTTCTATCACACATAAATCTTTCTCTGCAAGCCCTAACTCAAATTTACCTCCACTATGAAATGAACCATCAGCTATCAGAAACCCAATCCAGTAAAACGATTGAGGAGTTTGTTCAGTTATAAGTCTATTCAAACTATTCCCTCTCTTAATAGAGTCATTAAAATGATGCCCAGTTTTAAATATACTGCTCTTACTAACCGCGCAGCTCTTACACACCGAACCCTTCTTAACCGCCTTATTGTAATCTGACTTTCTAGCATATGTAATCTCCTTTCCGCAGTTTGGGCACTCTCTAATAAATTTAATTTCTTCGCACATACATATTATATTTAGTATGTGTAAAGTTACTTAAATTTATTTCCAGAACCTAGTAAAACACGTTAAGGATTGTTAAAATTTACCTGAACCTTGAATACCTCTAC